TTACAGAAAAGAATACGATAATTATCAAGGCAAACCTAAACAAAAAAAGGATAGAGCAAGTCGAAATAAAGCTAGACGTATTCTTACTAAAGCAAAAAAAGTAAAAAAAGGTGACGGAAAAGACGTACACCACAAAGATGGTAATCCAAGAAATAGTAAAAAAAGTAACTTAAAAGTTACAAGCAAAACTAAAAATAGATCATTCAAGAGGAATAAAGATGCCACAAAAAAAACCCGCAAATAAAACTAGAGCAAAAGTTAATAAAGTAGTTAAAGGTTTAAAGAAAGCTAGTAAGACACACGCTAGGCAAGCTAAGACTTTGCAAAGTTTAAAACTTAAAAAGGGTGGTTCTACTAAAAAGAAAAGTAAGAGCAAAGTTAATGAAGCTGGTAACTACACAAAACCCGGAATGAGAAAGTCGCTTTTTAATAAAATTAAAGCAGGTTCTAAAGGCGGAAAACCGGGACAATGGAGTGCTAGGAAAGCACAAATGTTAGCTAAACAATATAAAGCTAAAGGTGGTGGATATAAAAGTTAATGTACCCTATTTATAATAAATTTTATTATAAGCCTTTGCCTGATTGTATAGAAGTAAAAAAAAGTTCTATAGAAGGTTCTGGTTTATTTGCAACTCAAGATATAGAAAAAAACTTTGATTTAGGTATGTCACATATTAAAGTACCAATAATATCTGGTTATATTAGAACTTCTATAGGTGGATTTTTAAATCATTCTGATAATCCTAATTGTGAATTATGTTTGGAATTAGATTGGGATGATTACAGAACTTATAACGTATATACAACTATCGGAATATATGCAGGAGAGGAACTAACCTTAAATTATCATTCTGATGATTTAAAATATGCAGATTAAAATAAAAGGAGCAGAAAATGTCTTATTTAATAAGCAATATACCTTACTTTAAATGTTGGGTAAGAAAAGAGTTTACTTGTGATCATCAAGATTATCACGGTGAATATTTACACGCGTTGGCTATAGCTGTTAACACAATACCTGACAGGTCTCTAAGTTTTCAGGTAGTTTTTACAGGATGTGAAATAGACAATGATGATTCATTAGAGAATGTTCATGGCGGAGCAATGTGGGCAAGAATGCCTATACAAGCATTGGTTTTTGATATGTCTATGGAAGAATATCCAGAACGCATGGAAGATCATTTAGCACAACCTTGGGATTGTGAATCAAGAGATCATTCAGTTATTGTTATGGACAGAGTAAGTTCTAGTCCTTGGATTGCAAAAATTAACAATGATTTTTATCAAAGTCGTTATTTATTTACCATTGACTATACTGAAAATGATATAGCAGATAGTCCCGATCAACATAAACAATCTCATGTTTTATATATAACTGAAGAGTGTGAGTGGCAAGGTAATATAGTAGCATTACCTAACAACAGAGTAAGAGCTACTAGCCCTGCTTTGTGGAGAACTGGTGAAGGTGCACCTGATTTTACACCATCACAATATACACATTCAGCAGAAGGGCATGAAACTTATACAGACCCTTCAATAACTTTTAATAATTTATATAGCGAAGGCTTTAATGAAGAAGAAGAGTAAAGACCCCAAGAAAGGAACAGGCAAAAAACCTAAAGGTACCGGTAGAAGACTTTATACAGATGAAAATCCTAAAGATACAGTTTCAATAAAATTTGCTACCCCTGCTGATGCTAGGGCTACTGTTGCGAAAGTTAAAAAAATTAAAAAACCTTTTGCTAGAAAAATACAAATTCTTACTGTACTTGAACAAAGGGCTAAAGTAGCAGGTAAACCTACTCAAGCACAAATAGCTAAAAAGGGTAAAGAAGCAATTAGGAAAGCACATGGCACTAAAAAAAACGCAAAAAAGTCTTAAAAGATGGACTAAACAAAAATGGAGAACTCCTAGTGGAAAAAAATCCTCTAAAACAGGAGAGGTTTATGCACCAGCTTCGACAATAAAAAAATTAAAATCTACACCTAAAGGTAGAAAAAAATTAGCAGCAGCTAATAAAAAGAAACGAGAGGCTACTAAAAAAGGTAAACAACACGCAAGACACGGATTACATAAAGGAAAGAAAAGATAATGGCTAAAAAGAAAGACCCAAGATTAGCTAGAGCAGGAGTTAGTGGTTTTAACAAACCTAAACGTACTCCTAATCATCCTAAAAAATCTCATATTGTTGTTGCTAAAGAAGGTGACAAAATAAAAACTATTCGTTTTGGACAACAAGGTAAAAAAGTTGGAACAGTTAGTGGTACTGCTGGTAAACCAAAAAAAGGTGAATCTGCACGTATGAAAGCAAAACGTAAATCTTTTAAAGCAAGACACGGAAAAAATATTAAAAAAGGCAAGATGTCAGCAGCTTATTGGGCAGATAAAGTAAAATGGTAATTAGTAGGGCAAATATTAAAAATCAAATAACTAAACCACCTTCTAAAAAGAAAAAAAGAAAGGTTAAGAAAAAAAGGTGAAACAATGTATGAGTATAGTTGTGAAGTTAAAAGAGTTGTTGACGGCGATACTGTGGATGTTGTTTTGGACCTTGGCTTTGATATTTTGTATAAGTGCCGTGTTCGTTTATATGGTATTGATACTCCCGAGTCACGTACTCGTAACAAAGATGAGAAAGCTAGAGGAAAACTGGCTTCGGCTTTCTTAAAAAATGCTATTGATAATGGTACTAAAGTAGTAATACAAACAAAACTTAAAGACTCTAAAGGAAAATTTGGCAGAGTTCTTGGAGATGTAGTAGTTGATGGTGTAAACATTAATAAAGCTATGATTGATAATTATCATGCTGCTGCTTATTTTGGTCAAAGCAAAGAAGCAATAGAAGCTGTTCACAATGCAAACAGAACTAGACTTATAGAATTAGGTAAATTTGAACCTATTGTGTAATGGAAGAAGCAATTAAGTTTATAAATGAAGTCGGTTTCCCAATAGCTGCTGCATTAGGATTAGGTTTTTTTATATGGAAACTTATTAATAGAATTATTGATGGCATGGAAACTAAATTAGACGTGTTAGACGACAAAGTTGCAGATCAAATAGAACAAATGGAATCAAGATTAGGTACTAAGTTAGATTCTCAACATGGAATATTAGTAGCATTAATAGATAGGGTACGCAGTTTAGATAATGAAATTATTCGTCAAGATACACTAATTAAAACTATTCTAGGTGTGCCACAGCTAATAGATAGCAACAAGATTGCAAAGGCAGATAGAGATGATCAAAGAAAAGATTAGTATTTTACTTTTACTTTCATTGCCTATGTATTCAGATGAAATGACTTACAAATTTAAAAACCCTAGCTTTTCAGGTGTTGGTACATCAAGTCACTATTTAACTATAGAAAATCAAGAGTTCAACAGAAAAGAAGCAATACGAGAAGAACTTAGAGCATACACAGAAGACCTAGAGAGAGAAGCTGAAAATACTACGTTAGCTAGGTTTATACGTAACTTAGAGAGTAGAATATATGCACAACTTAGCAGACAGTTGGTTGATAGCTTGTTTGGTGAAACGGCTTCTGATTTTGGCACGTTAGAATTAGAAGGTAACACCATAGAATACAGAGTAGAGGACGATAAAGTAACATTAATTATTACAGATGAAGAAGGCAACACAACAGAAATTACTGTACCTCTTGGTTCTTTTACTTTCTAGTTGTTCTTTAATTATACCTCCACTTGATAATGCTATACCGCCTATAAGAGAAATAGAATTAGCAAAAGTAGGATCATTACTTACAAATCTTGCAGAAGTTGATAAGCCAATAAAAAAACCTGTAGTAGCTATATATCCTTCTTCATTTAAAGATAATACAGGACAACGTAGAAGTAATAGCCAATACGCTAGTTTTAGTACCGCAATCACACAGTCGCCTGATGCTTATTTAATTAGAGCATTAAAACATTCAGGTGTTTTTGATGTAGTAGAACGCACAGGATTAGATAATTTAACTAAAGAAAGACAAATAATACGCACTACTAGAGAAAGTTTTGACGAGAAACAAAAGGTAAAACCTTTGTTATTTGCCGGAATATTAATGGAAGGTGGAGTTGTAGGATATGAAACTAATGTTAAATCAGGTGGAGCAGGGGCAAGATACCTCGGAATAGGTGGTTCTAAAGAATATCGTCAAGATACCGTTACTATATCTTTACGAACTGTATCTGTAAGCACAGGTAAAATACTATTAGAGGTATTAGTTACTAAATCAATATTAAGTGCATCTATATCTTCTGATGTATTTAGATTTTATGCTAATAATACTGAGTTAGTTGAAATAGAAAGTGGTATCGTAGAAAATGAATCAATCAATATAGCTTTACAAATGGCAGTAGAGAAAGCTGTTTTACAAACAATAGAGGAGGGCTATGAAGAAGGCTATTGGAAACCAAAAAATAAAAATACTGGCATTGATAAGCTTAGTTGTGATGATGAATGTATCGCCAATATACGGGGCTGATAATGAAGTATATATTGATCAGTCTGGTGCAACATCTAATTTAGATATAGAACAAGTTGGAGGTGGGGGTAATATTATAGGAGGTTCTGATGCTACAGCTGGTGCTTCTAATATGACACCATTAGATTTAGATGGTGCAAGTATGACTTTAGATGTATTGCAGAAAGGTGCATCAAATAAATTTCTTGGTGATATATGGGCAGATACTTACACAGGTTATTTTTCATTTATAGGTGACAGCAATACCTTTAATATGTCTACAGACGAAACTAATGCCACAGGTGCAGATGGTTCTAACGTAAACGTACAGGTTACAGGCAACACAAACACTATGACTCTCAATCACGCTATGACTGCATTAGCAGCAAATTTAGACTTAGACTGGATTGTACAGGGTGGAGGTAATAGTATTACAGCATCTATAGATGTAGACGGTGCTACTAACTACATGGATATTGATGGTAATGACAATACAGTTACTTATGATGGTGATGGTTATGCGGGTGGTTATTTCTACCTAGATCATACAGGTGGATCAAGAACATTTAATATAGATCAGGAGTCTACTTCAGACAATGATTGGCTTAAGATTACATCTGTTGGCTCTAACGGGACTGTTTGCGTTACTCAGTCAGACGCAGGAAATTCATTCGTCTGTTGATATAGGTTCTATATCTGAACTCAGAGGCAATGCACAAGTTTTAAGAGATAAACCTTATGGTGCTGAACTAGAGTTTAACATTCAACAAATGGATGATGTTCGCACAGAAGCGGGC